CATAGAAGTATTCCAACTGTGGGGGCTAGAGATAATGATGGGAACCTAATTGGCAAGAAGGGTGTTGTAGATTATATAATGGATATGCACCAAAAATATCATTGCGTGAGTTCCACAGTGGAGGATGTTGCTATGAATAGAAGCATATTCCAATCCCTAAATGAGCGTAGAAGACTGGAAAATAAGTTCAATATTAGCGTAATTCCAGAAAAACCAGGCGGTATGCAAAAGAGAAATAGGATTTATAGTGGTTTAAGTGGTAGATTTAGTACCGGAAATGTATATTTAAAAGAAAATATGTTTGATTTAATCAACGAAATTGTTACTTTTGGCCCTAAAATGAGCCATGATGATACCATTGAGACTCTTTTTTATGCGCAATTACACGCATTTCCGCCAAATATGAGGCGGGAAGAGAATAAAAAGGGATGGTATAAACCTAGAAGAAAAGCAAAAAGTTGGGTAGTTTCATAGATGCCTCAATATTCTGAGTATAAAAATAAATTACCAATGGGAATGAAATCTCCAAATTTAAGATTAGACTTTCCCGTCGCGCAAGATTCTTTGTATGCGAAATCTTTTGATATTGGTATGAATATCGCAAAAACATTGTCTGGTAGTAGGTCGGATTCTGCTTGGGATAGATACTTAAAGCAATCCGAGGCTACATTGAGCACATTAAAACAATTTCCCGTCCAATCTGCCGGTGCTTTATTATTGCATAGGTCTGCTAAGTCTAGAGGTATAGGATTGAGTTCGGATGGAATTTCTTTTGGAACAAAATATGGCCAATTTGATATACAGAAGATGGATGGTGGAGTTGGTATTAAATTTGACCTTGATAAAAGTCTCTTGCAAAAGCTTGAGAGGAGATTAATGAAGTAATGGCAAAAAGAGGAAGAAAAAGTAAAGCTGCGATAAATAAGCAACTTTGGGATAGAGCAAATAATACAGATAGAATTAAATGGCGTTCAAAAAGCCAAACTGGTTATGATTTTTATTTAGATGAGCAATTAACTGAGCAGGAATCTCATGATTTAGAAGAATCTGGAATGCCAGATTTTACAATTAATAGGATTTTACCTATTATTGAAATTATGAAGTATTTTGTAACGGCTAATGCTCCAAGATGGAAGGCCGTTGGGGCGACTGGTGATGATACAGATATTGCACAAATACATTCAGACATTTCAGATTATTGTTGGCACTTATCCAATGGTAATTCTTTATATGGCCAAGTTGTTCTTGATTCTCTTGTTAAGGGGATTGGGTATTTTCTAATAGATGTTGACCAAAATTTAGACCACGGTAAGGGAGATGTCGTATTTAGCAGGATTGACCCTTATGATGTTTTTGTAGACCCAGCTAGTCGTGATTTCTTATTCCGAGATGCTGGGTTTATTATGGTTAAGAAGAATCTTTCAAAGACTCAGTTAAAAAATCTGTTCCCACAGCACGCTTCTAAAATTGCAAGAGTCACATCTTCTTCTAGTCATGATGGAATATATTCACAAAGAGATGTCGAGGATTCTAAGATAATTCAACCAGAGGACATTTCTCATACTATTAATCCAGAAGGTGAGGAAGAGGATATTATTTCTTACTATGAAAATTATAGTAAAGTAAAAGTTCCTTTTATTAATGCATTTATAAATGTGCCACCATCTAAAGAAGAGATGGAGCAGATTAACCAGGCTGTTGAAGTTGAGTTGCAAGAGTTCCAAGAGGAAGTCAATGTTTCTCTTCAAGAGTCTGTATTAGCAATTAATGAACAATTAGAGAACGGTGATATTATTCCAGAGAGAGCTGATTTGGAAATAAAGAAAGCAGAGTCTCAGGCTCAAATTGCAGTGCAACAAAAACAACAAGAATTAATGTCAGCTGCCCAAGAACAAGTCTCTAAGGTTGAGCAGGTGATTATGAGAGAAGAAGAATTTGATACAATGATGAAGGGACAAGAGTTTAAAAAATCTGTCGTAGATTTTGTTAAATTTTTTGATACTCGTATTAAATTAGTATGCACTGTTGGTGATGATGTATTTTTATATGAATATGAATTGCCAATTACAGAGTATCCAATTATACCAATTCCATATCTTTATACAGGAACTCCATATCCAATGAGCGCAGTAATGCCTCTTATTGGTAAACAACGTGAGATTAATAAAGCACATCAGATTATGATTCATAATGCTAATTTAGCTTCTAATCTTAGGTGGATGTATGAGGAAGGCTCGGTTGACGAGGAACAATGGGAGCAGTATTCATCCTCTCCCGGTGCATTGTTGAAGTACAGACAGGGATTCCAACCACCAACTCCTGTATTACCCGCCCCAATTAATAATGCATTTTATACTATTACTCAACAGGGTAAGGGAGATGCGGAATATATTAGTGGGGTTCCATCTGCTATGATGGGATTCACAAGTGAGCAAGCTGAAACTTATAGAGGTTTACTTGCGAATGATGAATTTGGTACTCGGAGATTAAAAGCGTGGATGTCTTCTATCGTAGAACCGGCATTAGAGCATTTAGGTAGGGTTTTCCAACAAGTCTCTCAAAAGCATTATTCGATTGATAAAGTATTTAGAATCGTACAACCAGAAGCTGGCTCAGAGGAAAGAGAAGTTAGAATCAATATCCCAATTTACAATGATTATGGAGATGTAGTCGGTAAATGGATGGATTATGAATCTTCTAGATTTGATGTAAGAATTGTAGCTGGAGCTACATTACCATTAAATAGATGGGCATTATTAGAAGAGTATTTCCGATGGTTCCAAGCTGGTTTAATAGATGATATTGCTATGATAGCAGAAACAGATATTAGAAATAAGAAAAATTTAATTCAAAGAAAAAGTCTATATTCACAATTACAATCTCAAGTAGAGCAACTTTCAGAAGTACTTCAAGATAGAGAAGGTACTATTGAAACCCTTGAAAGACAACTTGTACAAGCAGGTATAAAGATGAAGGTTCAAGAAGGGGGAGTCGAAGTGAGGAAGGATGTTCTTCAAACGGAAGCTCAGCAAAAGCTATTAAGAGGAATGATGCAAAATGAGTTCGAGATGGCTAAAAGGGAGATTTCGAGAGAAGTAAAAGGACAAATAGCTGAATTAAAAAATGAAGAGCAAAAAAAGCTTTGACAGTAATGAACAATAATGTTAGATTAATAAGGAGTTAATATGACAGAAAATACACAAGTAGGTAACGTTTTTGACGAAGCCCCCGAAAGTGCAGAAATGGGAGCAGAGGGATTTTTCGAGGCCCTTGATGCCCAAGTCAATGGTGGAATCTTAGATTCACCGGTTAACCAACCAACACAGACAACCTCAGATTCGAGAGGCGATGAAGTCTCTCCTAATCAACAGAGCCCTGTAACGGACAACGCAGATGTTGAAAATCTGCAAAAGAGGTATAGTGATTCAAGTCGAGAGGCTAAGAGACTCAATGAGAAACTTAGTGAGGTTGAACCATATATGCCTATACTCGATGCTATGAGAGAAGACCCCAATTTAATTTCTCATGTAAGAAATTATTTTGAGGGTGGTGGTCAAGCGCCTGTTTCAATGAAAGAACAGTTAGATCTTGATGAAGATTTTGTATTTGACCCAGACGAAGCCGTGAGTAATCCCAGTTCGGATTCAGCGAGACTTTTGTCCTCAACTATTGATGGTGTAGTCCAAAGGCGTTTAAATGATACGCTTGCAAGACAACAATCTGAAAATAAGAGAATGACTCAAGAAAGTGAGTTCAGACAAAAGTATGAAATGAATGAAGACCAATGGGGTGAATTTGTTAAGTTTGCAAAGGGTAAAACTCTAAATCTAGAAGATATATATTATCTTATGAATAGAGGAACTCGTGAACAAAACATATCTCGCAGTGCTAATGAGCAAGTCTCACAGCAAATGAAGAAAGTCCAACAGCGGCCCCAATCATTAGCTTCAGCTGGTAGTCAGCCAGAACCTTCCAAAAGTC